CCGCTGAAAGTGTTGCCGGTGAAAGTGATCGTGGTGGCCGAGCCGCCCACCTCGATTGCGTGGCCGGTGCCGCTGCTGGCGAACGCGCAATCGGTGATGTTGTCCATGTCGCCGAGCGCGGCCGACGTGATCTTGCAGCCGGTGAACGAGCAGCCGTCGATCACGGCACTGTTCTGCGCGATGGCCGGGCAATCGGTGAAGGCCATGCCCGAAAACGTGGTCACGGCACGCAGCACCACGTCGCCCGCGCCGATGATCGAGAGCCCGGAGAAATCGTAGCTCGCCGAACCGCTCGACGATGCGTTCATGCGCCAGAAGTAAGGGCTCGGACTCGACACCACGCTGTTGCGGTGCTTGATGGTGTCGGACGCGCCGGCGTAATACTCCAGGCCGATCTTGTTGTCCACGCTGTTGTAGCTCACCTGCTTGGTGAGCGCGTTGCGCTGCGACGGAAACTCGATGGCGGTGGCATCGAGGTCGAGGTAGATGGGGTTGGTGCCGCCGTTGCCGAACTGCACGTGCTGCAGCAGCAGCATCTGGTTGGCGCCCTGCTGCGCGGCGCTGACGCGCTCCTTGCCAGACGCCACCGCGTCCACGATGCCCGGCACGCCCACCGGCTCCGCAGCGTTGCCGCCGGCCACGATGGTCTTGTCCATCAGCCACGCCGAGGCGTACTGCAGGACGGACGTGCCCACCGCCGCCCCGCTGTTCCAGAAGCCGAGCGCTTGCACTGCCGTAGCGTCCAGAGTCCCAGACGAGGCAATGGCGCTGTCCGCGCCGTCGTTGATGACGATCGGGATCGGGCGCCTGGCCGGTCCCGGCGCGTCTTTGCCGTGGACCTGCCAGATTTTGTAGTTGGCCGCCGCCGACCGGATGCCGAACCAGACCCCGCGATTCGACCCCACCGAGCCGAGGCGCTGCAAACTCACGGGGGTGGACACTTGGCAGTGCGCCAAGATGTTCTTGCCGCTGGTGTTGGGCCGGTTGGCCACCGCGAACACTAGCTCTGCACCGGCCATGTTGGTGCTTGACGTCGAGGTGAGCTGGCCCGTGCTGTGAAACGAGTTGATGCCGGTGTCGGCCGCGGCTGCCACGGTGGCATCAACGGCCGTGATGCCGCCCAAGGTGGTGCCGAAGTTGGTGTCTGCGGTCGCGGCCAGCGCGGTGTTGGTGTTGTAGGCGGTTGTCCCGTTGATCGGGTCCAGGTACGCGCAATCGTCACCCGCGCAGTACGGCGGGATCACGGTAGCCCCGCCCGACGGCGGGGCAATTTGGATCGCCGCCTTTACGCCCGCGCCGGCCGAGACGTTCGACACCGTGACGTTGTTTGGCGACAATCCCGCGGTGGGCATGAAGGTCCAGCCCACGCCCATCGACTCGGCCGCGCCGTCGGCTCCGAGCAGTCCGAACACCGGCCCCTCGAGCAGCGATGGGACCCCCGCCGACGAATTGGCCACCAGGTACAGCACCAAAGCATTCGCCACGTTGGTGGTGATTTGCTGCATGGTGTACTTGGCGGCGGAGGCCTGCGTCGTGTCGTTGCTGACGGCCGGGTTGCCGAACGGGTTGGTGGTGTTGACATCCCGGATCGAGATGCACACGCCGTTGTAGGTCTCGTTGACCGTCGCGCCCACCGTGAAGGTGCCGGCCTCGGTGCCGTCGGCGATGCGGTAGTAGCAAACCGTGGCGACGGTGTTGTTGCGCGCGAACAGTTGCGTGAAGCCTGTGGGCGCTGTCCATGTCGGCGTGCCCGTGTCGCCCATCGCAAAGACGAGCAGCAGATCGTTGTTCGCGACATTGGGCTTGGGGATCGTGATGCCCGCGTCGGTGGTGGTCGTCTCGAACGCCCACTGATAGTCCCGGATCGCGGGCATGGCGACGGTCTCTATGCGTCGCTGGTGCGCACGGCGGTGGCCGAGCCGCCTGCCGAGCCGAGCGTGCCGGAGGTCTCGAAGGTCTTGATGGGCGTGCCGCCGCCGTCCCGCACGCGGATGAACAGGCTGCGGTCGCTGCCGGCGTACACCGAGGTGAAGCTCTCGCTGGTGGCCGCGGCGAGCTTGTCGATGTAGCTGATGTAGGTGTTGGCGCCGTTGGCGGCGTTGTTGCTGCTGAAGTCGTGGCTGGTGATGGTGAAGGTGCTGCCGCTCCACGCGCTGTACGGGTGGCGCGTGTAGGCGCCGTTGGCGCGCAGGATGCGGATGGTGCCCGTGGCCGGCGTGTCAGTGGGGATGGCGCCGTTGACCACCACGCTGGTGACGGCCGCGCCGGTGAGCGCACCGTTGAGAGTGAACTGGCGCAAGTTTATTGATGGCGTCACAGCCCCATTGACACTTGCTGTGGCGCCTGAGGTGCCCCCCGTGATGCCAGAGTTGTCAGTCGGAACACTGCCAGTCAACATCGCCCCTATCACCAACTCCCCCGTGGTTCCGAGATCTCGAATCTGCGCAAGGACTGCTGTGCCAGCGGGCGACGTGAAGGTCAGGGTCTCCCCGGCCTGAAATGGGCCTCCGACCTCGGCGTCATATTCAAAGCGATAGCCCAGCGGACCGATCAGAACTGTGTCCTCGCCCGAAACGATGCCGCCCACGGTGAAGCTGACGTAGTTGGGCGCCTGACGCTGGGTGTTGGTGAGGTCGAACACCTTGTCGCTGGCCGACAGGTCGAGCGCCTCGATGCCGAATCCGTACGCGCCGATGATGGCCGAGCCGGTGGACACGCCGCAGAACGGAAACGACAGCGTGCGCTCGGTGACGGTGACGTTGACCTGGCAGGTGGCGCCGGAAGTGCCGCCGGTGATGACCTGGTTGTCTGTGGGCGCCACGCCGGTGAGCAGCTGCATCCACAGCGCGGTTGGTGCGGTGGGGCTGTTGATGGCTACCATGCGGCCGGTGCCGCTCGACCAGGAGATGGCCTCCAGCGCGCTGAAGGTGCCGGTTGGCGTGTCCACCGTCACCTGGTGCGTGATGCCGCGGAACAGCTCGCCGTTGATGCCGTACAGCGTGGAAGCGCTGCCGCGGCGGCTGAGCCACTTCATGCGCTCGTAGAACTGGTTGATCGAGAACGTGGCGCGGTTCCACTCGGAGTAGTAGTTCTCCGGCGTGGCGTTGTTGTCCACGTCGATCGAGCGGTATCCCTCGGTGTTGGTGATCGTCGTCCAGGTGGCGACGGTGGCCTCGGCGGTGGTGTTGTTCAGGTCGTCGGCGTAGGTCAGCGGCACCACGTTGATGCCGCGGCTGGTTCCGTTGACCTTGAACTCGCTGTAGGTCTTGCCCCACTCGCGGGTCTGCACCACGAGGCGGCGGCCGTCGATGTCGGCGCCGCCGGTGCGCACCTTGACCATGAAGCGCGCGGCGATGCCGTTGGCGCTGTCGGGGTTCAGGCCCTTGTTGCTGGAGCCGAAGGGGACGCTGTTCCAGAAGTCGTTGGCGATGAGCGCGCCGTTCTGCACGATCTCGGTGTGCACGCCGGCGTTGGCGACGATCTGCACGCCGTCGTAGATCACGTCGCCGTTGCCCTGGATGATCGATCCGCCGTAGACATGCTCGGCGGCCGTGTCGTCGAGGTTGAAGCTGTTGATCAGGTTGATGATGGTGTCGAACGACTTGTCGGACGGCGTGTCGCGCGTGATGTCCATGAAGTCGTCGCCCGCCGCGGCAGCATCGTCGGCGCGGTCCTGCAACCAGCGGTGCAGCTCGAGCACGGTGTAGTAGCCCGCGCCACTGGCGGCATGCGCCGCACCGATGTAGCGGATGTCCTTGTCGTTCTGGATTTCGAAGTCGTCGCCGATGGCCATGGGTGCCTCAGTGGGTCAGCGGCTTGGTGACGACCTGGCGCAGCTCGCCGTCCTCGCCGTGGGTGAAGGTCTGCACGGTGGCCACCGGCGCGGGCGGCTGCACCACGGTCTCGCCCGCGTGGGCGTGGATCTCGTTGTGCACCACCGGCGCCGGCTGGTCGGGCAGGCGGTTGTCGATGTGGGTGTGGTGCTCGACGGTGACGGCCGGCGGCGCGGCAGCGGCCGGCACGGGGATGTGGTTGTCGATGTGCACCGTGATGGGCTCGCGCGCGGGCTGCGCCACGGCCTGGCCGAGCGCGGCCAGCGCGGCGCGCGCGGTGGCGCGGCTGTCGTCGTCGGCCTTGGGGTCGGTGGCGGCCTCCTTGAGCATCAGGGCCATGCCGGCGTTGCTGTTGAAGGTGAGGCCCTTGTCCTCGCATTTCTTGCGCCACAGGGCCACCTGCTCGAGCAGCGCCTCGGGGCTCTGGCCGCGCTTGCGGATCACCTCCACCTCGCTCGCAAAGCCGGCTTGCACCAGGGTGAGCCAGGCCAGCGCCTCCTTGGCCGGGTCGATCCACGGCATGCTGGGGGCGAGGTAGAGGATGTCGAGCTCGGTGCCGGGCTTGAGGTCGCGCGGGCGCGGCACCACGCCGGACAGGTGCGCGGCGGTGACGAAGTCTTCGGCCACGACGCGGGCGAACTGGCCGATGAAGTCGTCGGTGTGCGTGGCGTAGTGCACCCAGGTCTCGACCAGTTCCTGGCGTTGCGCGCTGTAGGTGCCGTCGTAGTTGCGGCTGACGCTGCTGTAGCTGGCGGCGATGCCGGCGGCGAAGGCGCGCAGCTGCCCGTTGCGGAAGTGCACCAGGTTGACGTTGGGGCGCTTGGTGTCCACCAGACCGATGTCCTCGCCCACGGCCAGGGTGTCGATGATGGTGCCGGGGTTGAGGCTGATCTCGCGCGGCTTGGGGTTGCCGTTTTCATCCACCTGGGCGGTGTAGCCCTCGTCCGTGGGCGCGATGCGCTTGACGTAAGCGGTGAGCATGGCGGCGATCTTGGCGGCCACGCGCTCGGACTCCTCGTAGTCCTTGATGTCCTCGATGCGGTTGATGACCGAGGCGTAGGGCGTGATGCCGCGCAACTGGCCGATGCGGCCCAGGTCGGCCACCTGCACCACGCGCTCGACGGGGATGCGCTTGAGATCGCCGATCGTGGGCAGTTGCACGGTCTCGCCGGGGTGGCGCTTGTAAACATGCCAGGCGCGCACGCGGCCCCAATCGTTGCGCTCGCAGCCGTTCTGGATGCCCAGGGCAAGGTCGGAGAACTCGAAGGGCACCAGGTCGGGCTCCATGAGCTCGAGGCTGTAGGGCACGCGGGTGGCATGGTCGAGCGTGGCCACGGGGCCCGACAGGCGCTGCGCAAAGCACTCGCCGTCGCGGAATTTGGTGCGGGCGACCACGCGCTGCACGTTCTGCCAGTCGCGCCGCA